TTAGGACCGCGCTTAAGCTTTTGCCGTCTAGTCTAGTACCGGATATTGAAGCCGTGGCAAAGGAAATGGAAGAGGGCCTAGGCGGCCTTAGCCTTGACGATGAGACGGGCGATATGGGCTCGGATGGCGGGACTATGCCCGCAGGCGACAACGTACAGGCCCAGGCGCTTAATGGCGCTCAGGTGGCCTCTCTTGTGACCGTAGCGCAAGCCGTGGCGGACAATCAGCTTCCACTAGCAACCGCAGTCGAGATCGTGCTAGTGGCCATGCCGACGCTTACGCGCGAGGACGCGCTTAGGATGCTACAGCCCGCCGATGCGTTTACGCCGGAGAAGCCGGAAGAGGTCGCGCCAGTAGTTGGCAGGCCCGCGCCGGATGCGGATAAGGGGGAATGATGCAAATACAAAAGCATGGGATAAAATCATTTACCCTTTGGTTCGCGGGGGGACATAAAAGCATAAGCATTAATGCTGAGCATAAAGCGTGGCCCCCTCGATTATCCTTCCATGATAATGGTGGGCGAAGAAGCAACATGGATTCATGCTTTGATTGCACATTAATACTAGGCACTCTCTGCCTAAGCTATACAAATTGGAACCTGTCGAATAAACTAGCGCAATCCTCGAAGCCGTGATAGAATGGGAATTGGCGGTATTACCTGATAGTGGCGTTGCCGGGGTAACGTAGACCCGACCATTGAGCGAGACTATCTGCCGCCTATTTTTAGAATAGGATAGGGGGAAACAGGATGAAGGCTTACAAGGTTGAATTGCTCATCATCGACTCGGATGAATTAGGCGCGGATGAGATTAAGAGCGTAATAGAAAATCAAAAGTATCCCAATTGGTGCATCTATCCCGATGTAAAGAAAATGACAGAGGCGGACATAGGCGAATGGGACGACGACCACCCTCTGAATAAATCGGATACTTGCGAAGCGGAATATGAAAGGCTTTTTAAGAGCTGATAGAATCAGGAAGAGGGATATATGACAGTAACCTTTACCGGAGATTGGATAAGCGTAAAAGATAGTTTCCCTGAATTATTGCAGGGAGTTTTGGTGTTTTTGAATGGAAAGCGGCACGGTATTGGCTTTGGATATTTGCGCGCCGGAAACGAATGGTATCAAGATGGATGGGACCCTAAAGGAAGCGGGCCGGTCCCATTTGATACTGATGTTACCTATTGGATGCCCCTTCCCGAACCTCCGAAGGATGACTAATGCCTGATCTCCCCATTTAGAGACCTAGCCAAGCTGCAAGAGCAAGGAGAGACATGAAAACGGTATTAGTTTTTATATTAGCTTTACTTATGATCTCTTGCGCTCCAGAGTATAAAAAAGAATGGGCGGGAGATATCGTTGATAAATCCATCGCGTTCAACTTCAAAGGGCATCAGAATTACAATATCATTGTGCGAGAGGACGATGGCAATATTACTATGATTAGATCGGATATTGAAGAGTATTACAAATACAAAATAGGCGACAAGGTAATGGGATTTTCTAACGCCTTCGTTTCATGGATTAAATAAATGCCCGACCTACCTTTCCGCGATTTGGCCAAACTCCAAGAACAGGGCTTCTACGCAAGCGAGGCGGCGCGGAACAAAGCCATAGATCAAACATTGCTTCGGCTCTATCGGGACGCCTATGTAAAGACAACCGCGAGCATTGCGAAGCTCTACGCGAAGGTCGGGCTCGAGACGCCGCTACAGACGCCTAGCGGGCCGGTGTTTATCCGCAAGGAAGATGCGATACGGTATAAGCAACTCGACAATCTCTTGACGAATCTCGCGGACGAAATGGTCAAGCTCCGGCACAAAGGGGTCACGCTAACCGAAGAGACTAGCGCGATGGCGATACAGGATGGCTACTATCGCAACGTCTGGGCCTACGATCAGGCTGTTGGCGTGAGGCTCGGCATTCCGGCGCTGCCCATTGCCGCGATCCGCGCATCGGTCTACTCGGAGGTATCGGGCCTCGATCTCGTCAAAACGTGGAGCAAAAACACAACGGCGGGGATCTACTCCACTCAATCCGCGATCATGCGCGGGATAACGAACGGCTACAGCTACACAAAGGTTGCGCGGTCTGTTAAGACAGAGTTCGACAAGGGGCTCTGGCAGGCTCTGCGGGTAGTGCGGACTGAGGCGGGCCGGTGCTGGTCGGAGGGTGCCGAGGATGCGCACGGGCAGGCGCTAGAGGCTGGCCTCCAAGTCCGCAAGAGGTGGAGCGCCACGCTAGACATGAGGACTAGAGCAAGCCATGCCCACTTGGATGGAACATACGCCGATGAGAATGGCCTGTTTTGGTTGGATGGCTTCTCCGCTCCTCAGCCGCGCGAGTTTGGAGACCCTGGCAATGATATTTCTTGCCGATGCGCCGCCTATGACGTGCTAGACGGTATCGAGCCCTCCGTGCGTAGGATTCGCAACGACTCCGGGAAAGGCTCTCAGATCCTGCCCTACCAGACATTCGAGCAATGGGCCGCGCCGAAGGGATGGAATGTGGAGAAAGGCTGGCCAAGGGTGAAGCTATGATTTTACTTGCTTCTCTTATAATCTTTATTATGATAGCCCGATGGCAGGTTATCCATTTGCACGATGCCCGAGATTATCACAACCCATGGTTTAAGGATTACAAAAATGGCGATCTTATCTATTGGCGAGGGCTCCCGGCTACTGTTATTGACAAAAAAACCGTCGATATGGTAATCAAGCGCCATCTAGTCGGACTCTTGCCTTTATGGCCCAGGCGCTAAACAACAAGATAAGCAATCCATATATATCAATTTACGAATGTTCAATAATCTCGCCGATTTCGCTTGCAATCCCCTAATAGTGTAGTATGATATAGGTAAGTCAAGCTTAGGGGGAACAAATGGACAAGCAGATTATTGCGCATCTTGAGAGTCACGGAGCGAGCGGGATCAAGTTTGACGGAGCTTGGGTAACTTTCACGGGCCGCGATGGTAAATCGTGCTACGCTTCGCGCTCCGATCTTTTTGCCGAATGGAAGGCCGGGCGCTAGTCTAGTATGCTTAGGGTATCAAGGGGGACGAAATGGCGAAACGAATAGCGCGACAGATGAGCTATGCCGATGCGCTGCAATGGCTCGCGAACAATGACGATATAAGCGATGGGGCCACGGTTACTTGTTGCTTTATCGCCGATATGTTCGGGAAGGGACAAGACGAGGTAGCTAACCGAGCGAAGGCGATATTTGACGCGCAACACGGCGGAGATGGAATGCCGGTTCAGCATCTAGTCTAGACCATCAAACGCAAGAAGGGGGAAGGAAGGCCCGGAGCAATCCGGGCTTTTTTATGCCCTAATGGTAATATCTATATAGTAAAACAAGCATACTTGACAGGAAACCCCGCGCGTGGTAAAGTTAGCCTAAGCAAACAAAAGCGTCCGGGGGCAATGCGTCCGGGGGCGAAGGAACCTCATGAATCTGAAAGACGTTATCGCTAAGTTGCCGGAGGCTGATCGAGCCGATGCGGAGAAGGTAATTCAAGAAGCGATTGTCGCGGCCAATCCGGTTGCGGGAATTGATTCCAACGAGAAAGCCGCCGCGTTCATCAAGGGGAACAAGTTTTTCACCGGTGCTCTCGATTCCGAAATATCTATTAGGATTGAGAGGCACGATAAAGACGTTGTTCCTAAAATGGTCGATGCCAAGATTAAAGAGCTGACCGGTCCTGAGACTGACCCGATCAAGATCGAGCTGGCACAGATCAAGGCAGAGCGAGCGGCAGAGAAAGCCGAAGCCGTAAAGGACAAGCAATTGGCGCTTGCGGCTAAACTCGCGGCCACCGAAGGAATCCCGGTCCACAAGCTTGAGAAGTGGATTGCCGACAATGACGACGCGACGACCGCCGAGATAAAGGAATATGCGAAGATTATGAAGGACTTCCGTGACACAGCGCTAGAGGCCGACCGGAAGGCGAGACTAGGGAATAACGGACAGCCGCGCGGGGGGAATACTCCGGCTCCGGCGGATTTGAAAACGCAGTATGAAGCGGCATCGAAGGTCGGCAACGGCCGCGAAATGCTCCGG